TTTTCAGAAATTTTTACTTTATGAATGATTGCTTCCGCATCGTCCAATGAGGTAGCCGTGTACGGAACAACCAAATCATCCGCAGGAACAAATTTAGAAACTGCTCTACCTTCTACTTCATCAAAGTAAACTTTTTTGAAAGTAGATCCTGCTAATGGTAGATGAAATAACATAGAATCAAATTCTGGTTCATACTCTTTCATTTGATCCATAATTTGATAATTCATAAAATCTTTAACACGATCAGCTTGTTGAACTTTATCTGGAGTTTGTAATCCAAGAATCTGTGATCTTACCGGTCCATCTGATGGTAGTAATTCTTTATAAGCTAAAGATTGAAATTGAGTAACCGCTTCTGCTAGAACTGGGTGTGTTGCACCTGAAGCTCCTTGGAATGGTTCTGTTCTTTGATCATATTTAAATCCTAATAAATCTAAACCTTGTGTATAAGTTTTCTCCCAGTCTTTTCTTGACATAGAGTAATCCGTATACTTTGAGTTTAAATCTGATGCTAATGATTCCAAAACATCATCGGGTAAAAATTCTGCTAAGTTTGCATAGTGGTCTTCACCACCTTCTTGTGATCCAGCTTTTGGATCAAAGTTAATATCAACTGATCCATCTTCATTTTGTACTTGCTCTACTTCTCCTGGTTTTTCTAATTCTGCTTCAACTTCTTCTACTAAAGTTTCTTGAATCTCTTCTTCTCCAGGAAGCGAAATTTCTTTTCTAGGCTCGTTTGGTAGAGCTTTGTCGATTGTATCGTTTGCCATTTATTTTCTCCGTATGTTTGACTGTTCTAACAGTATTGTAGTTAATATTCAAGCCCTGAGGTGTGGGTCCTGATTTTGGAGGAGGTCCTGATGTTTTACGAAGATAAGATTTGTTTTGCATATTTCCCATACATCACCCCGCCGTTTTTCTTATTAAATCTTTTAAATAACTCTTGTCCTGGTCCCAAAGCAAATTCTTGGTATGACATTCTGTCATCATAACCACCCTTACCACTAAAGAAATAATCTCTCATCCATCTTTCAGACTTAGGCATTGTACCTTTATCAAAACCAATACGTCCACCATTTTTTTTATTTAAAACAGATGAATCTATTTCTTTCTCGTCAACTATAGTTAATCCATATTTGATTGCATGTGATCTAGTTGTTTTTTCTAATTTTTTTCCTTCAGGGCCATAAGCCTCAACTATTACTAATTCGTCATCAGCACCATTACCTTTTGCAAAACCAATACGACCACCTTCAGCCATTTTTGGAAAATACTCTTCTGCAAATTTATCTATATCCATACCCGTGCCTTCTTTGCCACCAAGTTCAATATATTTTTTTGTAACCATTGAATTATATTCAGTGTCACCGCCATCTAAAAAATTAACTCGTTCTTCTACTTCTTCACCATAAGCCGGAGGCATTCGTTTTTTCTCTCCTTCTTGCTTACCTAGTTCAGAGTCATAATAATTTTTTCTTTCTTTAAGAAAACCTAAACCTTCTTGCATTGTGATAACACCTTCTTTAACACCTTTGTCTAAAGTTTCTTGAATTAAACCTATGAGATAGTCATTGGAAGATGGTCCTGTTCCATAAATGCCTTGCAGTAAAGTATCCGCAGATTTTTTAAATTGTTCGACAGTGTATGGTTTTGGGATTGGTTTGTCTGGCATTACAGGACTCCTGCAATACCGCCTTTAGCTCGTTTTTGTTTTTCTTTTTTTACTTTATCAAGCATTCTTTTAATTTCTTCATCCTGTGCTTTTAATTTTTTATAGTAAGTTTTGTAATCTGCAACATCTTCAACATCAGGATTCATAATTTGATTTTCTCTCATGTTTTTAATTTCAGTTACAACAGCGGGGTTACCCATTAGTTTAGGAGTTCCTTGTGCGTAATTCATTCTACCACCATCTTTAACACCCATTCTAGCTTCAGCTAACATTTGTCTTATAAATGATTTAAGATCCATTGGTTCTCTACCCATCTCTTGCATTTCAAAAACATATTGCTCATACTCTCTAAGCAACATTGGATCTGTTCCGCCTGCCATTTTAATTGATGGAGCATCTCTCTTACCATATCTATCTTCGATTTGCATTTCTAAATATTCCATCTCTTCTTCATCTAATAATTCTAAAGGCTTACCAAATAAATCTAAAGACATATCATTTTTCTCAGCCATTGGATCTGGAGCTGATGCCATCATTTTACTTTCTTCAAGACTCTTGATCCCTGAAGCCTGATCCTCTGAACCCATTGCGTAATTTGATCTCATCATATTGCCAGTATAATTTATATTGCCTCCGCCTGCAACATCTTTTCTAGTTCTTCTCATAGCTTCTTTGACAGCTTCACCAAACTCAAAACCTTCTTCGTCCATGAGTTTTTTCACTATCTTTGACATTTCTGATTCTTGATATTCTTCAGCCATATCTAATAATACACTTTTGGTGTTTGTTGTAAAGGTTCATCTTGATAATCATCTGGGTGATTAATTAAACCTCCTTGTCTAAATCTCATTACTGCTTGAGTCATTGAGTCAACTAAATCGTCATGATCTCCATAGGGGAATGCTGCGCATTCTTCAATTACATCTTGGGCAAACTCCATTTCAGTTGGAGCCCAGATTCTACCAGACTCAAATAACGGAGATACTGAGTTAACACGAGTATGTTTATCATTACCTTTTGATGGGGTAAAATTTAAAACTGGTATACCCATTTTTCTAAGTTCATAAGTAAGCGGTAACCCTGATGCCTTACTCTCGATTATAACCGTCTCTGGATTCCAATAACCATATTGATCCATAGCCACTCTACGTAACTCTGGAAACTCATACCGACCTTTTATTGCATCAAGCAACATGAGACAGGGACCACTATCCTCGTTTGGATGAAACACGCCCCAGGTTGTAATAGCAGAATAGTCAGCAGTTTGTTTTTTCATAAAAGCTGTATCGTAAGATTGTATAATATGTTCTATCGCAGGTAGCTCTTCTTTCTCCCAAGGTTGCCACCATTCACGTTTAATTAATGCTCCTTCTTCAGAAGTTGGGTTCTGCATATACTGTGCATTCCACTTTGCACCAGGGATAGAAGCCTTGACTGATTCTAAATCCTTCAGGTTCCAGTATTCAGGCCACAGGGGTTTACCACTTGGTAGGATTGCAGGAAACTCAATCACCTCCCATTGATCAGCCTTTGGTTCTTTTTGTGCAGATATCAAACGACCTGCCAAATCTTTTTCATTCCATCTAGTCATTACAATTACAATTGTTCCACCAGGTTGAAGACGTTGACGTGGACCAGATGTGTACCACTCATAGGTTCTATCCAGAGCTTGAGCATTCATTGCATCTTGTTCAGTATGTGGATCATCAATAATCAAGAGATCGGCACCACGACCAGTAATTGCAGATCCAACACCGGCAGCGTAGTATTCACCACCTTGTTGGGTTTCCCATTTACCGGCAGCCTGACTATCTTCTTTGAGTCTTGTTTGAAATACTTCTTTGTACTCAGGCGAATCCATAAGTTGTTTAGCCTTACGACCAAACCTTACAGATAATTCAGTTGTGTTAGTAGATTGAATAATTTTTAGTTTAGGATTACGACCAACCATCCAGGCGGGTAGTAGATAAGATGCAAACTCAGACTTAGTATGTCTGGGAGCCATGTTTATAATAACACGCTTTATTTTTCCATTTGCAATATCATTAAATTTTTTAGCAACTTGTTGGTGATGTTTACCTTCAATAAAATCAGGCCAAACATGTTTTACAAAAGCCATGAAGTCATCTTTAATACTAGCTTGTTTTTTCTTATCTTTCCATTTAGCCATATATAAGGCTAATTGTCTTTTTACATCAGGTGGCAGCTTTTCAAATTTCTTTAGTTTATCTATATCCATAGTGCATTCGAAAAAAAATTTTGCAAAATTTTTTCAGTTATGTTTTGGGAACCTTAAAGTATTTTACGGCTATGATTATCCAAACCTTTGTATAAATACGTATATACTAGGATCCCTTTTTATTACACTATAAACGATAAATTAAAAAAATTCAAATTTTGCCTGGCGCTTGGTACCTCTATCGATCCGGTACGGTTCCGGTACGGTTCCGCAAGGTCGCCCTGCGACATTTTGTCGCAGGGCATTTTGTCTACTTGACGAGGCTACTGTCTAGTAAATCTATTCATCGTTCCAGCTTCTCTTCATCCTTCTCATCTCTGAGTATAGTTCACCCATATGAAACTTATCGCAAGTCTTAACCCATTCGATTAATTCCTGTCTCATTTGTTTTTGATCTTCATATGATTTAGCTTTATTCTTATCGATTGTCTCGAAGTGCTCTTCGTTCTGTTGTGCCATTATATCCTTTTCTATTTTTAATAACTCTTCAAATGTTTCATTCCCTTTTAATGGGACGCCTAAAAGTTTGGCTGTATTGTCATAATTTATTTTACTCATGCTACTACTGCCAGTCCCATAATTAAACCAAAGAAACCAACAACGCAGTAAAATTCAAAACTAGTCATTATCTCTTTCCTTCCTATATCTTTCGTTTTGCTCATCAATATAATCTTGTGATGATCTTGCTAACCAACACCCTACAATTATAATAGTTACAATAGTTCCTAATAATATCCATTCCATAATTAACCTCGCTTTCGTTTTCTATATTATCACACTGGCGGAGTTAGCGCCAGTGTGCAGATTGTCGCAGTCTAATTCATTGTTGAACTAGGCAGCGCCTTGACTTCCTGGTGCCAGCTCAAACCATTCTTAGACAGGTTTTGGTCTAGTTTTGCGACTAGATTGTCTGGGCTTCCTGCTTCCATAATTGCTTTTTCGGAAGCTCGTTTGTTTGCTCTTATTGTTTCGAGCAATGCGCCCTCGGGTGTTTTTGCAATCTGAGCCCTTGCTGCTGCCGTGGCCCAATCTCGAACCTGCTCCCAACAATCCTCGGGGGTTATCTTGTTGCCATAACTATTTAAGCTGAAATCTTTTTCTTCAAACTTATAATTGACACTAGATTTTTTGGCTACCTTGGATGTTCTAAAGAACCTTGCTGCCTTACTCATTTTACTTTTTACAGTTTCGATAGCTTCCTGCAACTCTTGAATTATTGGTGTTGCTCCAATCTCATCTGCTAGATTTTTTTCTGCTATCTCAACTGCATCCGCCTCGATCGATTTTAGTTTCAATTCGGCGGCGTCAATTAATGGATCATACTGACGGTCTAATTCTTTTTTAAACCAATCTCGCTGCCACTTTTGCATTATTGCTTTTGCCATTTTTACTCCTTTGTTGTTTTCTGTATACTATCATCAACACATGTGTTTTTGAAGATGACACAGTGTCGCATGGCGCCTGCGACATTTTGTCGCGCGTCAATCTGTTTCTTGACAAGATCCAAGAGCCTTGAGCCATGCCTCA